CTATTTTTATAAAGTATATATTTAAATATTCCGATGTGTTTGTATCAAAAACATTATTTAAAAAGTTAACAGTTTCGTCTAGGTAAGGAGTAAACGCTACTCTATTACAGTCTTGTTTAAGAAAATATATGTCATCGTCGTTGTTTGTAAAAACATTGTTATGCTCTACTACAAAATCAAATTTCCATACTGTATGTAGTCCTGAATACGCAGATCCGAAGCTGTATTTTGCTATATCTTGTGTCTCTAATACCGCAACTGTGATATCTAACGGTTGACTACGCATACCGATAGACTGAATAAGTGTATTTAAATTTTGTTGCTGATTGTATCCGTGAGTGTTCTTACTTCTAAAGTTTGTAATATCACTTTTTGTAATGTCCACTAACGTATACGCTGTGTATTTTTCTGACAAATGTCACCTTACTTAACTAGTGATCTACCAAACGCTCTACCTGCAGCGAAGCCACCAGTAAATGCAGCGGCCCCTGCAACTGTTCTGAATGCAGCTCTTTTTAATTTGTTAGGACCACGTTCTGCATTTCTTACATTTTTAATTTCTAATCCATTGTTACGTGTCATTGCTTGGAAACCAGGAAACAGTTCGCTTTTAATTGCATTTGTTCTGTAATATTGTAACAAACGTGTACTAGCTAATCCACGCTGCGCAGTATCGGCCGACTTCCAATCTCCAACTATTCGTCTAACACTTCTATAATTACTGTTTTGTATATCCATGCCACGTTCTAATTGCATAAAAAAGTTTTGAGGACTAATAATTTCTCTACCTTGTGCCATTTGAGTTAAGTATTGTCTAATACGTTGCTCAGGTAATTTAACTTTGTTGGCTTGGATGCCTGATTTATCATTTGCCATATATTTTCCAGTAGAAATGCTATGCAATGCTTGATAAAGATCAGTTCCGCTTGTTTTATAATTTTTAAATTGGCCGCCGCCTGCCATTAATGTGCGTTTAGCATATGCCTGGGCTTGTGGAGCAGTTGAATAATCTTGATACATTGTATGCAATGTTAGCATATTTAAAAAAGCAAAGTCTAAGTTACTTCTCAAATCACTCGATTCGAGTTGATTTTTAGTTCTAAACATTTTGCTTTCATTTAGTTCGCCAATAAATCCAAATGTCGGAGAAGTTTTTTCTTCTTCAACTGGATGTCCTCCTGACATTTGTGCGTATTGCAGTGCTGTATATTTCTGTTCCATAACAATATTTATCTTACAAATTTGGTTGCCATCTATCACGTGGCACTAGTTTGATTTTATCTCTGCCGGCAACATACCCTTCGCCGCCACGTTCGCCTTTTGTAGTTGCTACTATGTCTGCTGGTGCTGTATCCAATTGTGCAATGATGTTATTTTTAACTGTCATAATTTTTACAACTAGTTCTAGCATTGCATCTAAACCTTTGTTGTCCATTGCCATTAGTTTTGCTTGCTGGCCCTGACTAACTTTACTCGTTTTAAGCCAATCAAAAAATCCTGTACGTAAATTATCTAGTTTACGCTGCTTAGTCATTTGATTAACATAATTGTAAATGATTGCACCTTTATTGCTTAATCCTTTTTCAGGAGTTAACCATGCATCAATTGCTGCTCCATTTGTATTGGCGAGTTTTATAATTTCTTCAACTGAACTGGTATCTACTTTAGGTGTATGAGTAACATATGTTTGTCCAAACACTACTACTTCGTTTGTGTTTAATCTGCGAGTATCTTTAATTGGAGTTCCTGCCTTATCGCCAAATGCTCCGTATATACTGTGTGCAGCAATACCAATTTGACTGCTACCTATACGTTTACCAATGTCGCTATTAGCATCTACTGTGTATGCAACATTGTTAGGTTCAAATACATATGTACCTTTATTGCTTACAAACGGCTTACTAGGGCTGTACAGTAAGTCTCCGTATATAAATCCACGCATGTCTGTTGGTGTATTACGTTCCATTAAATCAAACACTGCACCCATATTGTTAGCAAAGTCCTGTCTCCAGTCTTCACCTTTGCCTGTGCTCATAATAAACTGTTTGAGTTCATCGCTGCTAGTGCTTTTACTTTTGCCCCAGCCGTTTTTACCAGTTAGTACAAACGTACCGTCTGGATCTCTGCCCCAATAAATTGTCGGATTGCCGTCCCACTTAATTGCAACATCACTAGAATCTTGACCTAAACGTTGTAGTACACTCGCCGCTCGCAGTGCACCTTTGCTGCCTTCAGCAAATACTAAATCTTCTAAGTGCTGATATTCACGTCCGACCTTTGCGGCCTCTGTGAGTATTTCTCTTGCTCGCATTAGTCAAGTTCTTTCCAGTTTTTATCGTTTCTTAAATCTGCTAAAAGTGCATTACCTGCTTCTTTACCCAATGCTGACATAATACTTTCAACACTGCCTAAATCTTTTCCGCTGGCATTCGGGCCCAATAACAATTTAGCAATTTGGTCAATATTGTCACTGACTAGTTCGTTTGTTTCTCTGTTGAATAATCCTTTGTAAGGTGACCACTTCATGCCTTTGTCTTTAGCTAGTTTAGCCATTGCAATCTGTTTGTTTACACCTTTCCATTTACTACCAGCTGGTATGCTGTGTGTATGGAACTTTGCTGCATTTGCTGCATTAGGAACAACCATAATATCTACCTGGTGTGCATGGTCGCCCATAGGCACTTTAACATGTACACTTGTACCGCTTTGTGCTGTTTCAAATCCTGCTAAGTCAAACAGTTGACGCAGTTTTTGTCTAATAACTTTATCTGGCTCATCTGGCATATTAAAGTGATCTTTAAGTGCTGCAACATCAACAATCATATCTAAATCACCGCTAACTTTACCTTTGGTAGGAGTTGCGCCGCTGCCAATTGGAATTGCTTTAATACCTATTTTAGATAATACAGTGTTTACGCTTTTCATGATACCAGGAATCATTGAATGTTCAAAGTCTGTAGTTCCATCAAACACATTTCCACCTTCATTTAAATGAAGATCTTCTTGTCTCATTCTTTTAATACGGCTGCCACGTCTGATTTTACGTTTAAACTTGCCGCCTAATATGTCTTTAATCTTCAACTCTCTTGATCCCTCTTTGAAACTTTTTAGGATCTTTAGTTCGGATAGAATTAATTAATCGTTTATTCAAGTCTGCTGCAGTTTCTACATCAAAACTTTCGTTAATTAAATTAATTAAATTAATAGCAGTGACAATAACTTGCTCGGCGTTTGACTCAACAATTTGCTTCTTGTCTCGACGAGGAGCCATTGCATTAATTTCTTCCAAAATAGATCTTGTTTTTCTTTTCATAACACTACTATTTATAAATATTGTTGCTGAAACATTGATGGAAAGCACTTATGGCACTTTTGCATTTTCTGATTAAGAACTTAGGATCCATTGGAAAAATAAGAACTATAACATCAGTGGTAGCGGGCAACACACAGGCTTACTTTTTTGGCTCATACAGGCTCAAACTTATTGACTCCTAAAGGCTAGCCCGTTGTTCAATATCATACATAGACTAGATAAGGTCAACGGCATTAGTGTTTCAGCAACTATTCCCTTCTTTTTAGTAAATTCTTTAATCTATCTGCATTGTCTACAGCAACCGCAGCAGGTTGTGCAACTTGCTGACCCGGAGGGCTGACACTTGCTGTTGCATTTGCTTTTAAACTTTGATAAATGCTGGCTACTTGTCCTTCTTCGCCTTGTTCATCTTCATCTAAATCAGTAATACGCAGTGTGTTCATATCATAACCTAAGTCTAGTTTAGTACCAACGCCGCTACTACTACGTGTTTTCATAAACTGAATTTGTACACGCCCACGCTCACGCATTGCACGGCTACTAAAGATACCAATCAAGTTATCTGCTGTATTAATTTTACTAATACCGCCTGCAATATGCGAATGGTCAAACTCTACTTCGTCAACAGCACCACGGTTCAACTGAGATGCTGTAACAAATAATGTACCAAGTTCAATTGCTAAGTTACGTAACTCTTCCGATACAAACTTATCTTTAATAAATTGATCACTTGGGTTAACTTTAACACTTACAGGCATCATCAAGTCCAAGTAGTCAACAAATAATCCGTCTACTTTAATATTCTTTTGTATTTGAAATTCTTTAATATATGCTTTGATATCGTTTACAGTACATCCGTTTTTCATTTGGATAACTTGTAGCACACCTGCTTTTTTACTTGCCATTTTAACTTTAAGTTCAACATCATCTGGATTTTTCATAACGTCACGTGTACTCATGTTAGTAAGCATAGCATCTAGTCGCATACTACACAGTTCTTCACTAAGTTCTAAACTTACATAAACAACGTTCTTACCAGCAAGTGCCCAGTTAAGTGCCATATTCTGCATAAACAAACTTTTACCAGATCCACTGCCGCCTGCAAAAATGTTTAGTTCGCCTGGATTAAATCCGCCATACAATACTTTGTCTAGGCTTTCCCAACCAGTACTGTTTTGTCCTCTATTGTCTTTAATAGTTTGAATGCGACCTGCAGGATCATCCCAATAGTTAAGACCAAAGTCTTTAGCAAGTCCAATACTAACAGCATCTTTAATGAGTTGTTCTACACTGCCGTACTCATGTCGTTCTAGTTTATCAGCACTTTGCAGAATTGCACCTTCAAGTGC